TATTAGATAGTAATCCTCTATGGTTAGTCCATAGCGAGATGTTCATAGAAAAAGCCTTTCGTTGAACTACTGATATAAAGAGCAGGTGCCAAGACACCTGCTTTTTATTTACCTAAAATCAAAGTGTGATGATGTATAGTACTTAAGTCGGCTACTAAACCGACTTCCTCCCATCATCGGCTATCTCTTAGGGGATAGCCTTTTCTTTTTTAGTTGAACATTTATTTTAAAATTAATTATGATGTTGATATGGCAGTATTAATAATTGGTTCGGAAGGCTATATAGGATCTGAACTTGTAAAAAAATTTAAACAAGAAAATGTTCAAGTAAACGAAGTTGATTACATGAATGATGTACATCCACGATATGACGAAAAAATATCTGAAGGTCTTGTTGTAAAAGATTACAAAGATTTAACTGATTATGAAATAAACACACACTCACATGTGATCTGGGTTGCAGGACATTCTTCTGTTCAAAGTTCATCTTTTTATATGTCAGCATATAAAAACAATGTAGCAAATCTTATTGATCTGGTGAACAGATTAGAAAAGAGTACAGTATTCATATATGCAAGTTCCGGTAGTGTTTATTCAAGTGAAGATAATTACTACGCTACTGAACAATCTCCAACATATAAGCCTAGAAATATCTATGATTTTACAAAAATAACTTTTGATCACTATACACAGATCATGCCGAAATCTACTATCGGTCTAAGGTTTGGTACTGTGAATGGTTATAGCAAAAATATGAAAAAAGATATTATGTTAAATTCTATGGTTAGATCTGCAAAACTTGAAAATAAAATTATGTTATCAAATGAAAATTCTTGGAGATCTATTTTGTGGATGAAAGATTTAGTAAATGCAGTCTATGAAATTTATTGCAGTAAAGAAAAAAAAGGTATTTATAATTTAGCATCTTTTAATAGCACTATTGGTGGATTAGCTTTAGCAGTTAGCAACATGACTGATGTAGATATAGTCAGAGAACAACACTCATTACCAACTTATAATTATTCTATGTCTAGTGAGCTTTTTAAAAAAACATTTAACTTTAATTTCCAAGGCACAGAAGAAACAATTATTGAAGATTTGCTTTCTTTCGATTACTAGATTCTATAGCTAGATCTTTTCTAATTTTTTTAGCTAACATTCTTCGCTGTTTACGATTCATGTTAGGTGCGTGATCTTTTTGTACTGTATAAATTTTCATACAAATATGATACTAAAGACAAATCAAAAATTAGTTTTATGGTAAAGTTGTTTCACTATGATAAGAAAAATAGATACAAATTCATTCCAAGATGCAATCGATAGAGATCTTACTACCATAGTAAAATTTGAGGCTGATTGGTGTGTTCCGTGCAAAGAAATTACACCATCGGTTGAATTGCTATCTGAAGAATGGAATGGGAGGAATGTAGAATTTGTTTCTTTAGATATTGATGGTGCATCTACCATAACGCAAAAATACAATATATTCGGTGTACCAACTTTCATAGCTTTTAGAAATGGTGAACCTGTTTCTGAAGTTAGATCTAGAGTAAATGTAGGAAATTTAAAATCTACTTTTTCTTCACATATTGTTTGATACTTACAGGGTTGCGTAGGTTTTTATTTGTTTTTTCCCTACGCCAATCCTGGAAAAAAAAATTCTTTTTTAACACACATATAACATCAAGTATGTAAAAATAGATATACATTTCGGTGACTAAGTTTTAGTTGCAACATTGGCCTACTTGACCAAAGGCATTAAACACTAGGTATACCTAGTCGAGTAGGACTAATAAAGTTTAGTCCGTTATTAGAAAGCAGAGATGCAAATGAATAATGATAAAAAACCGAAATACAATGTCGGAGATAAACTACCTTATCTCCCTGCAAATGAGATGCAGAGAGGTAATTTGACTATCTTGCAAAAGAACAGTCATTGGATAGCTCTGATGGGCAAACATATAAACGATTATGTTTGTTTAGAGATCGCACCAAAGACCGAAAGATCTAAGTGGGACAGTAGAGTGAAAACTCTTAACGAAAGACATAAACATGAGTCTATGTTTTTTCAAACAAGACAGATCGATGACTTGATCTACTTCTTTGGGAAGTTGGAAGAGTCTGAGGCAACTTGGAATAGCGATGGGCAGGACATTTGGAAATAAATGTACTGAGAGAGAGAACTTGGGAGTGGCTGCCCAAGTTTTTTCTTTTTTGTCACATGTAATAATTAGAATGGTAGAATATGAATATGGGAGAGAACAAAGAAATTCAAATACAAACTGATCGAGTACAACTATTTCTTGATCCAAATTTATCATATGATGAGTGGGTAGCAGTTGGTAAAAAACTAGTAGATACAACTCAAAATATTATGTGGTGGTTAGGAGATTGGTGGAACTACGGAGAACACAAATACGGAGAAATGGCATCCCAAGCATTAGAACTTGGTATCGCCTATCAAACATTTAGTAATGCAGCTTATGTTGCAAGCAGAATAGAACCTGCAAGAAGATTACCGGATGTTTCTTGGTCGCATCATAAAGAAGTTGCACCTCTAGATCCTCAAAAGCAAGACACCCTTTTAAATGATTCTGCTGTTAGAGGTTATACAGTAAGAAATTTGAAATCAGAAATTAAAAAGATGAAGATGTTGGAATTAGATTCCGGAGAACAAGATATATTTGAGAGAATGGAAGAGGCAGGTATAAATATAAAATACACTTCTTTTTGGTCTTTTGGAAAACCAAATAATGCTTTTGGTTTAGATATAGAAACCAAAACTCCACCTCAGATGATTGCAAACTTACTATTTTGGTATGCAGAACCTGGAAACTTTATTGTTGATTTAACAGACAGCTATGGAACAACAAGAGATCTTTGTAGAGATTTGTTTGGTTATGAGTGTGCAACATATACACCTATGACTATGGCATATCCAGGTCTTGAGGGTGTTGAACGCTTAAATGTTATATTTGATGCTTATCCTAAAGAAGTGAATAATGCAGATGTAGTAATACTTAACATGTTAGATTTTCTTGATGAATATGATGATTCAGAAGTAGCCGGTCAAGTTATAAGACATCAGCTTAGTAATTTAGGAGTTGCTACAAAGAATGGATCTAAACTTATCTTGATCACAACACCTATACAAGATATGTTCTTAGAAAATATCTTTGAACTTGTTTATGAAGAATATGACTACGAAGTCAGAAATATTATAAATACTCAAAACAAAACTGTATACACTAGAGAAGAAGAACTAGATGCTATAGAGAACAAGAAGTTGTTAGAGAAATCAGCGCATATTGTTATATTGGAGAATATAACCGAATAATATCTGTTATCATTTGCCCATGGGTGAATTGAATGAAACTTTTTATCACACGGATCGTCACGAATCACAAATAGACGATTCTATTGAAATAAATCCAATATTCCCACCATTACATGAAGGACAGCAAGCAGTCGCAGATTCTGATGCTCGTTGGAAAATATTATGTGCAGGTAGGCGATTTGGTAAATCAAGACTTGGTGTGCAATTATGTTTAGAAATAGCTTTACAAGGTAAAAGAGCTTGGTGGGTTGCACCTACTTATACTATTGCTCGTGTTGGTTGGAGAGATATACAAGAATCGGCTAGATCATTTCCTCCTGAAATAGAACCTGAAATATCACTAGTAAACATGGAAGTTAAGTTTCCACACTCCGGTGGATCCATAGCAGTAAGATCAGCAGATAGTCCTCACAGATTAAGAGGTGAAGGTTTGGATTTTTTAGTTATGGATGAGGCAGCTTTCGTAAAACCTGATGTATGGCACCAGGTATTAAGACCTACTTTAACTGAAAGAAAAGGTGGTGCTTTATTTATTAGCACACCAATGGGTATGAATAATTGGTTTTATGAATTATGGCAGTTTTCAGAAGACAAAGATGATTGGGAAAGATTTCAATTTCCAACATATACAAATCCTATGATTGATCGTGAAGAGGTAGAACAAGCGAAAACAGAAGTAGGTTCTATTGTTTATGCGCAAGAATATATGGCAGAATTTGTAGAGGCAGGCCAGGGATTACTGAAACCTGATTGGCTTAAGTATTACAAGGAAAAAGACGGAATTATATTTGCTAGTGGTGAAAGCGTTGATCTAGAAGATTGCACTAAATTTGCTACAGTAGACCTTGCTACCTCAATCCAAGAAGGTGCCGACTATACTGTGATAGCGTGTTTTGCTGTTTCGCCAAAAGGCAAGATCTTGGTTTTAGATGTTGTTCGTGAACGCATGGAGGCACCTGATATTGTGCCTCGAATAAGACAAAAAATGGCAGAATATGATTTACAATGGGTTGGTATGGAAAGATCTGGCTTTCAGCTTTCGCTCATACAGTTTGCTAGAAGAGAAGGTTTAGCTGTAAAAGAACTAAGAGCTGATAAAGACAAAGTTAGCAGAGCGATGCCTTTAGCAGCAAGAATGGAAGCAGGAGATGTTCTTTTCAAATATGGCGCACCTTATTTGATAGAAGTAGAAAGAGAACTAATGACATTCCCTGTGGGCAGTCATGACGACATAGTGGATGCCATATCATATGGTGTATTAAGCGCACAACACAGAAGAGGATGGAGTGCATACTAAATGGCAGACGAAAGAAAATCATTTTTTCGTAGGACAGTAGATTTTTTAAATAGTCCTACACAAAGACAAGTACAGAATGTACAAAAGAATAGTAGATATAATCAACAAACAAGTTTAGATCGAGCAGTTTACGGATATAACACAGATTCAGGATATTGGCCTGTTTCACAATTAGATGACATTGGAGATGGATCTAACAACTCAGCAGTCGTAGCTTGCTTAAATGTCCTTGCAACATCTTTTGCAGAACCAAGAGCATTAGTAGTAAAAGAATCTGATAATGATAAAGAAATTGTCAGTCAACATCCATTAGCAAAACTTTTAGATAGACCAAATCCATTTACATCAGGAAACTTATTAGCTCACTATATAGTCGTTTCTCTTTCTGCTTATGGTGATGCTTTCTTATACAAAAACCGAAATGTTGATGGAAATGTGGTACAGCTCGTACCATTGATGCCAAACCTTGTAGAGCCAAAAGGTGATGAAGATGTTTTAATTACTCATTTTAAATATAGTCCTCATGGTGGGCTTGGGGGTAATAGTATAGTCGTTCCAACCAATGATATAGTGCATATCCGAAATGGTATTGATCCAAATAACCATAGAAGAGGTTTTGCGCCTTTAAAATCTGTGTTAAGAGAAATCTTAGGAGATGAGGCAGCAGGACAGTATGCAGCAGCACTCTTACATAACATGGCTGTACCAGGTGTTATCCTCTCTCCAAAAGATGACTCAATGGGAGGACCATCGAAAGAAGAGGCAGAGGCTATCTCTGCGATGTATAAGCAGAAGTTCGGTGGTAAAAATAGAGGTGCGCCTATGGTACTAAGTGGCGCTATGAATGTTGAAGTTGTTTCATTCTCACCTGATCAAATGAATTTGACAGAGTTAAGAAAACTTCCTGAAGAGAGAGTTTCTGCTGTTCTTGGTGTTCCTGCAATCCTGGCCGGTCTTGGTGCAGGTCTTGATGCAGCTACATACAACAACACAAGAGAATTAAGAGAATTTTTTACAGAACAAAAATTAGTTCCTTTATGGAAATCAGTTGCATCTGAATTGACACATCAATTACTTAAAAAAGATTTTGATGCTGACGATCTTAAAATAATGTACAACTTAGATGATGTAAGAGCTTTATCACAAGACAAAGATGATGTTTATAAAAGAATGAATACTGCTGTTCAAGGTGGTTGGATCACAATAGCTGAGGCTAGAAAACAAGCAGGACTTGACGCTGATGAAACACACGATATATATTTAAGACCTTTGAATATGGTTGAAAGACCACTTGATGGAGAACCTGTTGAAGAAGAAACAGAAGAAGAGCCAAATCAAGATATGGAAGATATGAAACAAATGATTAAGGATCTAGAAGAAAAAGTTATGACTAGCACCTTAGCAGCTGTTGATTCTTTAAGAGCAGGAATCATACCAACACCTACTCGTTTAGATGGGGAAGAAATGAAATATGTTGCTCAAATGCCAAATGGTGCTTGGTGCATATTAGATCATGAAAACAACGATGTCATAGAATGCTACGATAATGAGTCAGAAGCAAGAAGTGCTTTAGATAGAATGAAAAAATCTGAAAAGGCACCTAAAGCAACTAACTTCCCTAGATCTGGTGACAATCAAACTATTTCTATCACAAACTCACAGCATAAACAATTTCCTGATTACAACTATGTAAAAAATCTAAAAGAAGATTGGCCTGAAATTTGGAGAAGAGCAGGTACCGGTGGTAATCCTCCTACTTCATTTACAGGTAATGATGCTTTTAACAGATGGACTAAATATAGATCTGGAGATAGATCAGAATCTGTATTGAATTGGGTAAAGCGAAGAGAAAGATTTATGAATCGTCATAAGGGCAATACAAGATTAAATGGAACGATTGCTGTTATGAAGTGGGGTGGTGTGACTAAGTCAGGTGTGCCTGCCATGAAAAAAGTTGTAAACGAATACAAAAAAGTTATTCGTGAAAGAAGAAAAATTCAAGAAGAGTTATTAACTGAAATAGAAGGCAAAGCTCTTAGCCAAGCAGTAAAAGATTCTCTTAAGAAAAAAGTTGAAGATCATAATGCTAAGAAACCAAGATATAGAGCAACATTAAGAATGCTTACTGCATCTTACAATAGAGGTTTAGCAGCATATCAAAACAATCCAGGTTCAGTTAGAGGTAATGTAAGTTCACCTCAACAATGGGCGATGGCCAGAGTGAATGGCCTATTAAGAGCTTTGAGAACAGGTAAGTTTAAGAGAAAACCATATGATACAGATTTATTACCTAGCAACCATCCTTTAAGTTCAAAGAAGAATGCAGAGAGTGTTATTCAAGAAATAAATGTATCTACTGAAGAGGCAGAGGCTTTAGCAGAAGTTGAGATGAACTCAGCTAGATCTGAAAAAGCAGATTCTGTAAAAGTAGGCGATCCTGTTTCTTGGTCAATCAACAAAGATCCAGATCCACCATCGACTGTTCATGGAATAGTCACATCAGTCAATAATACTGATAAAGAAGCAACAATGGTTGTATGGGCAATTATGGAAGACGGATCTCATAAGAAGACTGATAGATCAGTCACCCAACCAATATCTAAGTTAAGAAAAATTAAAGACTTTAGAAACTAATTAACTGTTTTCAAAATATCTAGCATTTTCTTTTGGTTGATATTCAATACCACGCTCTTGTAGTTTGTTGACTAAACGAACTTGATTGTCGTGATCTAAAAAAGCCAACCAATCGGTTATTATTTTATTTCTTGATGGTTTATTGACCTTTGCCAATGTGTCCATGAACATTTTAAATTCATCTAAACTTCCATCAGGGTTAGTGTTAGCCATTCTAATAAATAATCTCTTTCTTTAGCGCCACCCTTAAATTGTTTAGCGCCAATATTGTCTGATACCTTAAGTTTATTCTTCTCCAAGAATACTTGCACAGATTTTCCAAAAATTTCGACAACACCAGATCGATCAGACTTTACCTTCAAAGGAAAACTTCCTGAACTGATGTGCAAAGTTGCCAAAAGTTTTATATCGTCTTCAAGCATGTAATAATTATACCATATTGGCAATAGATTGTTGGCAACTAGTCAAATACACTATATGTAGCGAAAAACCACTAAAGTACTAAATATAGGTTATTCTTAATAACAGCGCACCACAAGTAAATATAAATTTATAGGAGAACAGGTAGCGCTATATGTCCGAGCAAAAAGAAGTCAAAAACATTGACTTTGAACTTAAAGAAGATAACGAGTCTTTAGGTGAAGTCAAAGCAGTATTTTCAGTATTCAACAATATAGATAGCGATGGTGATGTCGTATTACCAAATGCTATTAAGTCAGGATTTAACTCAGGTGATGTCCCAATGGTTTGGGCGCACAAGTGGGATATGCCAATAGGCAAAGGTAAAATCAAACAAGATAAAGACATGGCAACTTTTGAAGGTAAGTTTTTTATGGACACAGAGTCTGGT